CACTTAATGATGCATCCAGAGGCGCGACTGCCCAGGCTACTCAAGGAGTGTCCCCCAACGCAGTTGCGGCGGCGTTATCTTTGGCGAACAGCACTGGAGGCCAAACAAATCCTACTGAAATAGATTTTTCAACTGAGGCGCTTAACTCTCTGCAAGATGACTTTGACGCCCAACAAGCAGAGTTTTCGTCGTTATTTAATGACGAGGTAGCCCGCAGTAGCGGAGGATTTCCAGCAGTACGCGGGACCATGAACCCTGTTGGTGATTATAAGGACTACTATGATTCCCGCATAGCCGCTGCGAGAGACCCTGAATACGCGAAGTCACGGCAAGGCATGTATGATTTTTTGGTGAACGAATACAAAGGCAATGTCGTCACAGGTGGCAAAGTTACTGGTTATGAAGAAGATGGCACCCCAATCATCACGAACGAGCTAAATAATAACGTCTGGAACAATCCCGACGATAACGAAACAACTGCCACAGATAGACTAAACAAGGGGTTCGTTAACAGCCTTATCAAGGGCCTCACGCCTTTCCAGCAGGGCCCCTTGTACAACCCAGCGACGGGCTCCATGACGGGGGGGACATACGTTGACAGAGGCGGTGCTGTTGGATCGGGGCTTGGAAGCCTTTTTGGTCCTTTTGGCGGTCTTGTTGGCGGTCTTCTCGGTCGCGGCAGGGGCGGTTATGCCCCAGTAAATAGCATTATGGGTGGCAATAGTGGCAACTTCAACAATCCAGACATGGAGGGACTGCCGTCTCCAAGCCTCGACATTAGCGAGCCTGATGCCGGTGACCCTGCCGGTGACAATGGCGGTGACAATGGCGGGGGCGGTGGCAACGGTGGTGGCTCTGGTGGGTCCGACCCAAATACTAGCCAGTACGCCCTGAATCCCTTGGTCTATCAAGCATATGCGAATCTAGGGCTTCCTGTTCCCGGCAATGTCCCGCCGTATCGCCGCGTAAATATCCCGACAAGTCGATTCGTTGTTTAATGGCTGACACCCACGCTCTGTCTGGCTTATCGAAAGACAAGCTGACGGAATACGTCCGCCTTAAAGAAGCCCTTATGGGCATAGAGAGTAAGGACGAATGCAGAGAAAACTTTCTCTCGTTCGTGAAGAATGTTTGGCCGGATTTTATAATGGGCAAACATCATCAGATATATGCAGAGAAACTACAGCAAATTGCTGACGGCACCCTAAAGCGCCTCATAGTGAATATGCCGCCCCGGCACACTAAGTCAGAGTTTGCTAGCTACCTATTCCCGTCATTTATGATTGGCCGGAATCCAAAGTTAAAGATTATCCAGACAACGCATACGGCGGACCTCTCCGTGAGGTTCGGTCGCAAGGTTCGTAACCTTGTGGATACCAAGGAGTATAACTCCATTTTCCCAGAGGTCTTGATGCGGAGCGATAGTAAGGCTTCGGGTCGCTGGGATACCGACAGGGGCGGCGAGTATTACGCTGCGGGTATCGGCGGTGCAATCTCTGGTCGCGGCGCTGACCTTTTGATTATTGACGACCCCCACTCTGAGCAACACGCCATGAGTAGCACCGCCTTGGATGCGGCTTATGAATGGTACATCAGCGGCCCGCGTCAGCGTTTGCAACCTGGGGGTTCAATTGTTGTCGTTATGACACGCTGGGGTAGTAGGGATCTCACCTCTAGGCTCCTGAAAGATCAGCGCAACGACAAGGCAGATCAGTGGGATGTCGTTGAGTTCCCTGCAATTTTTCCCGAGACTAACAATCCTCTTTGGCCTGAATACTGGGAGATAGACGAGCTTGAGAAGGTAAAGGCTTCGCTTACTGCGGCTGCTTGGTCGGCACAGTGGATGCAAAATCCTTCAGCAGAGGAAAGTGCAATCCTAAAGAGAGATTATTGGCGTATATGGGAAAGAGAAAAGCCACCTGAGTGTGACTATATTCTTCAAAGTTACGACACTGCATTCTCCAAGAAAGCCAAGGCCGATTACAGCGCGTGTACAACGTGGGGGATATTTAATCACCCCGATGAAGGGCAGGGCATCATACTTCTTGATTCGTGGAAAGATCGGCTAGATTTCCCTGAGTTAAAGAAGCGAGCTTATGACGATTTTAAGCATTGGGAGCCAGACATGATCCTTATCGAAGCTAAGGCTTCGGGAACCCCACTAACCCACGAGCTTCGTAGGATGGGCCTTCCTGTTTCTAATTTCACCCCCAGCAGGGGAAATGATAAGATTACCCGCGCTCATGCTGCGGCGGCTACTTTCGAAAGTGGGCTCGTTTGGGCTCCGGAGACCCGTTTCGCGGAAGAGCTAATAGAGGAATGCGCTGCCTTTCCGGGCGGCGAAAGTGATGACTTGGTTGACAGCACAACTCAGGCTATCTTGAGGTTTCGTCAAGGTGGCTTCATCCGGCCTGAAAGCGACTATGAAATTGGGGACACGCCTTGGCGTGAAGCGAGAAGTTATTACTGATGGCTATTATTGAAAACGAAGAGACCCCAGAGAACCCTGTAGGGATGTCTGTCGAGGTTGAAGAGGAGGTTCTTCCGGAAGATATGATTTCGGAAGAGAACGAAGACGGCAGCATTTCCTTCTTTGTCGAGGAAGAGGCCAAAGAAGAGGAAATTCCCTTCGACGCTAATCTTGCTGAATTCATAGATGAAACCTCGTTGGGAGCACTTTCCTCTAAACTTATAGGCGATGTTCGGGGCGACTTGGATAGTCGGTCTGACTGGGAGGAGACATACAAGAGAGGCTTGGAGTCTCTTGGCATTAAATACGAAGACTTCCGCGATTTCCCTTTCGAGGGCGCAAGCAGCGTAACGCACCCCTTGTTGGCTGAGAGCGTTACTCAGTTTCAAGCTCAGGCTTACAAAGAACTCCTACCTTCCGGCGGACCTGTCCGCACTCAGATACTTGGCACGACCACCCCGGAAGTAGAGGCTCAGGCAGACCGTGTCTCTGAGTTTATGAACTATCAGATCACGGTCGAGATGAAAGAGTACGATCCTGAAACGGACATGATGCTTTTCTATCTCCCGTTGAGCGGCTCCGCTTTCAAGAAGGTGTATTACGACCGGTCACTAGATCGTCCTGTAAGCAAATTCTGCCCCGCTGAAGATATTATTGTCCCGTATGGAACTACAGACATTCAGACAGCGCAGAGAATTGCTCAGCGCGTCAGTATGCCGATGAATGAGTTGAAGAAACTTCAGTTCATAGGGTTTTACCGTGACGTTGAGGTTCTTGCCTCTGACAACGGAGTTTATGGAAGCTCTATCCGCGAACAAGAAGATGATCTTGAGGGCGTTCACCCAAGCTATAGCGACGACAACCTTACGGTCTACGAGCTTCACGCTTTTATTGACCTTCCTGACTTCCCTCACCGCGACGATGAAGGCGGTGAGACCGGGATTGCTCTGCCGTATATCGTCACAATAGACGATGGTTCGGGTAAAATTCTTAGTATTCGTAGGAATTACTACCCAGAAGACCCGTTCACTAAAATCGAATACTTTGTCCACTATAAGTTCTTGCCCGGACTTGGTTTTTACGGATTTGGTCTGCCTCACATGATCGGTGGGCTTGCTCGCGCATCAACCAGCATCCTTCGCCAGCTAATAGACGCGGGGACACTGGCTAACTTGCCGGGAGGATTTAAGCAGCGCGGTGTTCAACTCGCGGAAGAAGAGAATCCCATTAGGCCGGGAGAGTTTAGGGACATTGATGCGCCAGCGGGTCTTAGGGACGCGATCATGCCCCTCCCGTTCAAAGAGCCAAGCCCCACTCTTTTGCAGCTTCTTTCTTTGTTGGTTCAGGACGGACGTAGGTTCGTGTCACTTGCGGATCAAAACCTTAGCGACATGAACAACGAGACCCCCGTGGGGACCACTGTAGCTTTGATTGAGCGTGGCTCCCGCGTAATGTCTTCTATTCACAAGCGTTGCCATTACGCTCAGAAGCAAGAGTTTATTCTTCTTGCCGACATCCTGGGTCGCTACCTTCCGCCGGAGTACCCTTACAGCCTGGGTAACGTGAACCGTCTGATTAAGTCTGCCGACTTTGACGGTCGTGTCGATATCATTCCGGTTTCTGACCCCAATATTTTCAGTATGTCTCAGCGGATTGCTCTGGCGCAAAACCAACTACAATTGGTTCAAGCCAATCCACAAATCCACGGCGAGAAAGGCATTTACGAGGCTTATCGTCGAATGTACGAGGCGCTGAATGTAAGGAACATTGAGCAACTTCTTCCGCCACCTCCTCAGCCGCAGCCAAAAGATCCTGCAATCGAAAACAACGACTTTACTAGAGGTTTAGTGGGTCAGGCGTTCGAGGGGCAAAATCACGATGCTCACACTAAGGCTCATATGGCTCTTATGGTCCTCCCGGTAGTGCAGGTTAACCCGACCATTGTTGCCAACGTCAATGCACACATCATGCAACATCTTGGTCTAAAGGCTCGCGAGATCGTGACCAGCACCATGATGGAGCAGGTGGTTCAGCTTATGCAGTCTCAGGGTGGTGTTATTGCCCCGGAACAACAGGCTGCTCTTTCTAGTGAGATTGAAAATCGTATCGCTGAGGTTATAGCGACTATGACCGAGGGCTTTGCCCAATCTCAAGAGCCGGAAAACCAGAAAGATCCTTTGGTTGCAATTCGAGAGCAGGAAGTAGCTCTGGCCGCTCGGAAGCTAGACCTTGAGGGGGACAAGTTTAAACAGAAATCTTCCCTTGAAAGCTCTAAGGCTGCTGCCCAAAATATAGTGGACATTGCCCGCGTTGAGGCTCAAAACAGAGCAATTACTGAACGAAGCTCAATCGCAAGAGAGCGTATTGCTGCAAATCTAATCGGCAAAATTGGTCGCCGTTGATATAGGAGTTAGAGATGAATAACACCGGTTTGAAGGGCACCATGCCCAAAAGTCCAAAGGGCGTTGACACCACAATGAAGGTTGAGCGTCAGGGGGAAGTCCCGTACAGCCCGCCTCTCAATACAAAGGTTGGTCCTGCTCCTAAAACCGTTATGGCTCGTGGCAGGGGCGCTATGGAGCGCATCCTTCCCACCAAGATTGCGTAAGACCGATGATTATTGGTTTGCTCGGCAAGATGATCGGAGGCCCGATAGTCTCAAAGGTGTTTCAGACTGGCGTTCGGTATTTTGAGAAGCGCCAAGAGATTTCTGAGGCGAAGCATAACG